AAAATTAAGTGAAGCAAAAATACCACCATATAGGTATGCTTTTGTGACAAAAAAAGTAAAAGGAAAAATAATTAGAAGGATAATAGATTTAAAGAAATAAAATGAAATACATAACAACAATACTAGCTCTAGCTCTCCTTACAACAGGAGCTTATATGATGACTGAAAAAGAAAAAATACCTTACAGAAACGATGCTCAACAATATGACTTGTATTTGACCCATTAATCATTTGACATTATAATTAAAATGTTATTAGTACAATCTATTTTAAATGAGTCAGAGAACTTTCACAGATGATGAAGTTTCGACTATCAGAGAACTTTACGAAAGAGGGGGCTACACAAAATCAGAAATTGCTCGTTTGTATGAATGTTCTGTGACTACAGTATGCTTATGGTTAAACCGCGATGAACAGGTTAGAATCTCGAAGTTTCAAATAAGGAGAAAAAAAAACACTTGTCTTTGTGGACAAAAACTTAAAAAACATGTAAGATGTAAGGTATGCGGGTTACTAACACACAACCAAGATAGAACTACATTTTTACCTGAAATCTTTAAATACTTTGGAATACAAAACGGCAAGGATAAAATTTGTAATAGATGTGAAGAGACCTTTTTAAATAAATATGGCAGAGAATAACAAATCAAATCCAAATGGAGCAAATAACACTACATCAGACCCAAGAGAACAGGTTTGTTGGGATTTTTATGTTGAAAGTATAACTAAAGGACAAGTAAACGCTTATCAATCTGCAATAAAAGCAGGGTATAGTGAAGACCACTCAAGGAACATAACTATGCAAGGTTGGTTCAAGGAACGACTCGAAGAGTTAGAAAGAAAAGAGATGTTATCACTGGCAGAGAAAGTTTTGATGAAAACACTGAAATATAAAACAGACAAAATAAATGAAAAAGGGGAAGAAGAAATTAAGTCTGATGTACTAAGGATACAAGTAGATGCAAGTAAACACTTAACAAGTACCTTAGGAAAAGATAAAGGCTATTCTAGTAGAAGTGAATTAACTGGTAAAGATGGTAAAGATTTACCTACTCCAATTTTAGGAAATGTTATATCAAGCGACAACAGCAACAAAGAAGATAGCGAATATAAAGAGTAAGATAAGAGCAGTACAAGGCGGGACTTCTTCATCAAAGACTATTAGTATTTTGCTATATCTTATAGACAAAGCTCAAAGAGATAAAGTTCCAACTCTTACATCAATAATATCGGAGTCAGTCCCTCACTTAAGAAGGGGGGCTTTGAGAGATTTTAAGAACATAATGAAAGGGCATAATTACTGGAAGGAAGATAGATGGAGTGAGACAAATAAGACTTATAAATTTGAAACAGGTAGTGAAATAGAATTCTTCCCAGCCGACGATGATTCAAAACTAAGAGGGGGAAGAAGGGATAGGGCGTTTTTAAATGAAGCAAATAATATAAAGTTTAATTCTTTTGAGGAAATAGAGGTAAGAACCAAAGAGTTTATTTTTTTAGACTGGAATCCTGTTTCAGAGTTTTGGTTTTATACTGAAGTTTTAGGAAAAAGAGATGATGTTGAGCATATAATATTAACCTATTTAGATAATGAAGCAGTACCAGATGAAATAAAGAACTCGATTGAACAAAGAAGAAATAGAAAGGGGTGGTGGCAAGTATTCGGGTTGGGACAATTGGGAGAAGTGGAAGGGAAGATTTATAAAGATTGGCAGATAATAGATACCATACCTCACGAAGCTAGACTAGAAAGATATGGTTTAGATTTTGGCTATTCAAATGACCCAACGGCTATTATTGCAGTTTATTATTATAATGGTGGGTATATCTTTGATGAAATTTGTTTTATGAAAGGCTTAAGTAATAAACAAATAGCAGATGTTTTAAATAATTATCCTCCTGCTTTAGTAATAGCCGATAGTGCAGAGCCTAAAAGTATTGACGAATTAAAGCTTTATGGAATTAATGTTGCCCCAGCAAATAAAGGTAAAGGCTCAGTCAATCAAGGAATACAATATGTCCAAGACCAAAAGTGTTCGATGACTAAACGCTCAGTAAATATTATAAAAGAATACCGTAATTATTTATGGGACACAGATAAAGATGGAAAAATTTTAAATGTACCTGAAGGAGGTTTTGACCATACTTTAGATGCTATAAGATATGCGTTAGAATCTTTTGTGCCATATGAGGAAACGTATGATGAATTTTCACTATATTCAAGCAAGTTTTCTTAACTCTTAAAATTTGTATGAGTATAATTTTACTATGGCAAAACTAACTAAAAAACAGCAATCCGCAATTGAGGAAGAAATAGCTAATGCGTGTATTGCGATTGTAGACCGAGAAAGAACTAACTGGGAAGAAGCTATCGTATATGTAACTGAAAAAGTAGCCTTTCGTATGAGAGAGCTTATTCGTATTCTAAGAAAGAATTACTGGGGTGTCTTTGATGAACCTATTGATAAATCAACAGGAAGAGAGAAAGTATGGATTGGTTTAGCTATGAGTCTTGTTGAGACTTGGACAAAGAATATTGATTTAGATTCAAAAGATATAGGTTTTATTGCTCGTGTTCCTGAAGGTTCACCAATTACTGAAATCACTAGAATTGCAACTAAAGACTATTTAGACCGAATGTACTTTGGAGAAATTCTAGACACAGACCAAAGACAAGTGTTGATTGACGGTACTTTAGTTTGGAAGACATGGGAAGATAAATCGTCAGGTAAAGTTGTAATGAAAAGAAAGACGGTTGATTTGCTTAACTGTTACATTGACCCCACTGAAGACTCAATACAATCAGCTTACAGATTTACAGAAAGAAGTCTTGCTTTACCTGAGCAATTAGCTTCGATGACTGGTTGGAAGAACACTAAAGACTTAAAAGGTTCTCAAACTTTAAATAAAATAGATGGTAACAGACGGTCAAACTTTGGTACTCAAACAACTGGGGAATTCCGTGATGTGTGGGAATGTTGGGGAAAGATTCCTAAATGGTTAATTAATGGGGATAAGAAAGCTGATGATGCCTACGAAGAGATTGATGGGCATATTGTAATTTCAGGACTTGAAGCTGTGCAACCAACTCTTCACTTAGTAGAAGAAAACACACGAAAAGATAAATTCGGAAACTCACTAAAACCTTATGAAGAATGGAGAGTAAGTAAACTGTCTAACAGATGGTACGGTCTTGGTATTGTAGAAAGAATCCTTAACCTACAGGAATATCTAAATACTTTGGTAAACATCAGAATAAACCGAGGCTATGTATCTCAATTAGGACTATTTAAGATTAAGAAAGGAAAAGGTATTACTCCACAAATGCTTAACAAGCTACCTGTTAATGGTGCTATCCAAGTACAAGACATGGGGGACATTGAGCAAATGAATGTTTCTGAGGTTGGGCAATCTTCTTACAATGACGAAGAAGTTATAAAATACTGGTCACAGCAAATTACTTCAGCTCAACCTATCGCTTCAGGAGAAATAATGCCAGCTTCAGCAACTGCTACAAGTTCTGCTATTGCTAACACAAACGCTAAAACAGCCTTTACTCTCTTCAAAGAAAGTACAGGGTTGTTCCTTGAAAGATGGATTGATAGACACGCTATGCCTATTATTGCTAAAACTATAAAGAAAGGGGATATATTTAAAATTGTAGGAGATGATGATAAGTACAAAGAACTTATTGAAAATGTTGCTCTTGATTTAGTTTACAAGCAAATGAATGAAGGTGACGTTGTTCCTTCAGAGAATGAGCTATTGATGGCTGTAGATAGAGAAGTAGAAAACCTTTCACGGTCTAGTCAATTCTTCGTTGAGAATGTACAAGAAATCATAGCTGATATGCTTGATAGTAAAGTTCATATTACAAATGAAGACTTAGATTCTTCAGTAACTATTGCTAACTTACTACAACTTATGCAGATTCCACCTGAAAATAGAGATGATGATTCTGTCGCACAAATTTATGACTTAATGGGATTACGAAAACCAAAGTATAAAAAGCCTGAAATGCCTACTGGTCAAGAAATGACACAAGAGCAGATGATTAGTGGTACACCAAATCAAACAGATATTATGTCTAATTCACTCTTAAATGGACAAGTCGCATAATTCATCATTAGATAAAGAAACTCAGGAGATTTTAGCTAAGCAAAAAACAGTTGCTTCTGTCATTCACAGTGACGGATGGAAGATTGGTCGCCAGATGTTTGTTGATAAGATACTTGAGTTACAAAATGCTTTCAATATTGAAGAGGCTGACGAGCGAAAAATGTATATTGATTTACAAGCGAATAAGAAAGCAACTGCAATCCTATTTGATTTCCTTAGAGAGTTCGAGGGAACAGGACAAGAGGCAGAAGACAATAAGCACTTTGACAAAGGACACATTATAAATTTGGAATGAGTTTCCGCAATGCTTCAAGCGGGTATTTATTACCCAATTTATAAGTTAGTACGTTAAAAGTATATGAATGACGAAGAAAACATTACTCTCGAGTCACTATCTGATGAATCTCAATTGAATTCAGCAGACGACAACAGAACTGTTGGAAACGTAGCCCATGAGGGGAACGCTTCAGCAGAAGAATTAACCCTCGGTGAATTGAATAGTAGGCTCGGTAAAGATTTTAAAGACAAGGAAACTGCTTTAAAAGCTCTAAAAGATACATTCTCTTTTGTCGGAAAAAGAAAAGAAGACATTGAGAAAGAGGTACTTGCGAGAGTTAGCAACAATCAAAGTACTGAATCAATCACTAAAGAATTGGCTGAAATGAGAAAAGAAAGATTCTTTGATAAGAATCCTGACTTAGCTCCTTTTAGACAAGCTTATGAGAAAGTTGGTGGAAGTCCTGAAGAGTTCTTTAACTCAGAAGCCTTCAAACCACTTATTGAAAAAGCAAAGGGTTACGACGAATCACAAAAACTAAGGACAGTACTAGAAAGTAATCCAAGATTAGCTTCAAGTAAAGATTCTTTGACTAAAGCAAATGACTTAAAAAAAGCTGGGGGCAGACAAGAGGACTATGAAACCCTTGTCGCTAGAGCGGTGTTAGATGCTTATGATAATTAATCTTAGATAAAAGCAATCTCAAAAACATGTCAGTAACAGGCTCATTTCAGACTTATGGAGACACAAACAGAAAGGAAGATGTTGTATTAAACGCAATTGAAATCCTAACAGCAGAAGAGAACCAAGTTCAAACTGCTCTAGGAAGAACAAAAGCTATTGATACAGTTCACTCTTTTCAAGTTGACTCTCTTATGACTGCAGGCTCACTTGCTACACAGCAATCAGCCGATTTCACAATAACAGGACTTACATCTCCTTCACGACTAACAAACATCGTAGAGGAAATTGCAAAGGCTTTTATTGTTTCTCGAGTACAAGAAGTTGTACAACACTATTCAGGACAAAACGAACTTGATAGACAAACAACTAAAGCTCTCAAAGATTGGGGTAACGCTTTGGAATTTGACCTAGTTCGTTCAACACTAGTATCAGGAGTTTCTGGTACAGTAGCGAAAATGAATGGTGTTATTGTGGCTATTTCTAAATCTACAAACACAACTGTTCACACTTCAGGGACTGTCTTCTCAGCTACAATCCTAGACGGATTGATGACTGACAACTGGACAAACTCTAACGGAGATGTAGCAACAGACCTGTTTGTAGGAGGAGTTATCCGAAGAGTAATTGACAACTTTACACAGAAAAACAACATTGTTGTTAACAACGCAAATGGAGGTCCTACAATTGTTCGTACGGTATCGACTTACGAAACATCTATGGGTACTCTAAATGTACGAAAACACCGATACGTTGATATTTCTGGTACAGATGCAACTGCTCGTGTTCTAGGAGTTAGACCAGAGAAACTTAAGGTGGCTTATCTTGATATGCCATTCATTAAGCAACTAGCAGAAAACGGAGCTTACAATAAGAAAGCAGTTTACGGTTCATGTACTCTTGAAGTGCGTAACCAAGATTCAAACTTCTTCTCTTCAGGTTTCCTTCGAACAGCATAGTTATCTTTTCCACAAGCTTCCCCTTTACAAGAGGGGAGGTTTTTTTTATACTGTAATAAATGAAACTAATTAAAACTGGTCAAGATGCCAGAGAAGCTCTTAGAAGGGGAATAGATAAAGTAGCAGATTGCGTAAAGGTAACACTTGGACCGTCTGGTAAAAACGCTATCTTAGGAAGGCAAGGTATTACACCTAGAATTACAAACGACGGTGTTTCTATTGCTCGTGAAATAGAATTAGAAGATGAATTTGAGGAACTTGGAGCAATGATAGTTAAAGAAGCTTCTAGTCTTGCTGATATTAAAGGAGGAGACGGAACAACTACAACCACTGTATTATTGCAAGCGATAGTAAACAGTGTCTTTAATTCCTTTAATGATTCTGGGTCTTTGGTTAAGAAGAACTTTAACTCTATTGCAATTAAGAAAGAAATAACAGAGGCTTGCAGGCTTGTAGTAGAGAAGCTAAAAGAGAAAGCTAAACCTATTACAAAGAAACAAATATATGATGTTGCCTTAGTTTCTGCTGAATTTGATTGGTTAGCAAAGATAATCACATCAGTCTTTGAAAAGATTGGTGTAGATGGGTACGTGAAAGTAGAAGAAGGGGTAACTACTTCTTTTGAAGTCTTTAATGGGTTAGAACTTCCTACTGGTTTTCATTCAGATTACTATATAAATAATGGTAACAACGAGTGTGTCTTAAATAAGCCTTACATTTTAGTAACAAATAATCGGTTAGAAAATGCTACTTGTTTTGGCAAAGTGGTAGCTCAAATGTTAGAGGAAAAAGCAAGCGAGCTTATTGTGATTGCTCCTGACTTCTCCAAAGATTTATTAAACAGTTTTGTTAAGACAAAGATTGATAGTCAGTTTACGATTGTTGCTTTAAAGCTTCCTACTTTTGATAAAGATGAATTACTTGTTGATGTGTCACTATTAACTGGGGCAAAGTTCTTAGATAAGAATACATACACTGCGTATGAGGAGTTTGAAGCTGATTTTGATATTAAGAACCTAGGAACTGTAACAAAAGCGGTTCTAACTAGTGCGAAGACTCTTTTGATAGGTGGTAGCGGTAAGACAGAGGGACGCATTAAAGAATTAAAAAAACAGATTGCTGAATCTGATTCTGTATTTGATAAAGATAAACTTGAAAAGCGTATAGCTAACTTAGATGGAGGGTTTGCAACTATAAAGATTGGTTCATATTCTGATTCTGAAAAGACTTACTTCTTATTGAAAGCTGAAGATGCTGTAAACGCTGTTCAAAAGGCTTTAAAAAGTGGAGTTGTAAAAGGGGGCGGATTGGCTCTATTAGAGGTCTCAGAGAAGTTAAAGCGTAATATCCTTACTGAAGCATTAAAAGCTCCCTATAAGCAAATTCAGGACAATGCGGGGGGTAAATTAGACATACCTGATAATGTTGTAGACCCAGTTGATATAACAATCTCTTCTCTTGAAAGTGCGTGTTCTTTAGCAAGTAATTTAATCACCACAGAAGTGGCGGTAGCGTATAAAAATGAACCCAAAAACAATAATGAAGATTAGGACAGCTGTTGCTGACTATCAAAAGATGTTCCCAGAGGAATATAAAGACTTACTGAAAGTCATAAAAGCTCAAAAGGAAAACTTAAAAGAAGATATGGCGGAAGTAGAAGGACATCACATTAAAAGAGCTTTGTTTACCGTTAGTGAGAAATTAAGCGTTATGATAGGTAAAAAATTAGATACACAGGAAATGGAGTTTTTTAAATCAACAGAGGGTGCTAGATGGTTTGCAAAAGAATTTAGTCAATTTAGAATATCAAAACATGTCTAAACTAGCCTTAGCTTTAATCGTAAAAGGGGATGACCGAGAGGCTGAATTACTCGATAGGTGTTTAAACAATCTATGTTTATACGTAGATGCAATTTATATAACTTCAACTCATAAGAAAGGAGAGAAACCTAATAAGGCTATTGATGTTATTTGTAAAAAATATAAAGCAAATATTTCATATTTTGAATGGTGTAATGACTTTTCTAAAGCTCGTAACTTTAATTTCTCACAAGTGCCTAAAGAATATGATTATGTAATGTGGTGTGATGCAGATGATGTGTTTCGTGGTCTTGAGAAATTGAGACCTTTGATTGATACAAATAGAGGAGTAGATGCTTTTGCATTTTGGTATCTTTATGACTTTGATAAACAAAAAAACCCAACAGTTATCCATAAGAAAACTCAAATTGTAAGAAATGATGGGTGTGTAGAGTGGGCAGGTAAACTTCACGAAGACTTCAAAGAAAACAGAGCTTTGACTGTAAAGTTCGTAGAGGGTATAGAAAGACTACATCTTACAACCGAGGAAAGAGTACAGGTAGCTTCTCAGCGTAATGTTGAGGTATCAGAAGGAGATGCAAAAGAAAATCCTGATGACCCTAGGGTGTATTTTAATCTTGCTAACTCTTATCTAGGAGTAAGTGATGGGGTTAATGCTAAAGAAGCTTTTTTAAAGTTTATTGAGCTGTCGGCATCAGAAGATGAAAAGTATCTTGCATATCAAAGATTGGCTTCCGTAGAACATATCTTGGGTAATAAAAATAGAGCAATAGAGCTTCTTCAATTGGCAATAGGAATGAAACCTGATTTGCCAGATGCTTATCACCAATTAGGATTTCTTTGTTTTGAATACAACATGCTTGATAAAGCTGAAGAATATGTTTTGTGGGGGCTTGCAATGAAACCAAAGTATCACAAAATGATTGTATATAATCCTCGTGACTATGATTATAACCCAATGATGGCTTTGGCTAAGATTTATTTTAATAAACAAAGACCAGACCTTTCTTTACCTTTGTTAAAGGGTTGTTTAAACATTTATCCTGAAGATTCATATCTAAAGACTCTTGTTGAGGATATGGAAAAAGAGACCGAAAGATTAACTCAAGTAATTAAAGCAATTACACATATCGAAACTCTAAAAGAAGACAAAGAAAAAGTCTTATACACTATTGAGAAATTACCAATCGATTTACAGTCTCATCCTGCTATTTGTCGTATTAGGAATAAATATGTAGTTAAGACAGAATCAAGCGGAAAAGATATTGTTTACTATTGTGGAGAAACAAAGCACTCATGGAGTCCTGAAATAGCCAAAACGAAAGGAATTGGAGGTAGTGAAGAGGCTGTAATTAACTTGGCTAAAGAATGGGCTAAACAAGGTTACAACGTAACTGTCTATAACTCGTGTGGGATTCAACCTATGGAATATGATGGTGTAACTTACAAGCCTTTTTGGTTCTACAATCCTAAAGATAGACAAGATATAACTATATTATGGAGAACTCCTAGACTTGCAGACCATGAAATAAACACAGCTAAGTTGTTTGTTGATATGCACGATGTTATCTCTGAAGGTGAATTTAATGAGAAGCGATTAGCTAAAATAGATAAAATCTTTGTTAAGACAAATGCACACAGGGTTTTGTTTCCAAATGTTCCTGATGAAAAGTTTGCCATAATTCCTAATGGGCAAGCCTTTGAATTATTTGACCAAGATGTGAAGAAAGACCCTTACTTACTAGTAAATACGTCTTCTCCTGATAGAAGTATGGATGTATTACCTAAGCTATTTAAAAAGGTTAAAGAACGAGTACCTCAAGCTAAACTAAAGTGGGCTTATGGATTTGAAATCTATGACAATACTTTCTCAGATGATAAAGAGAAAATGTCTTGGAGAGACCAAGTGGTAAAAGAAATGGAAGAAGCTGGAATTGAAAACCTTGGAAGACTGTCTCAACAAGAATGTGCCAAACTTTATTTAGAAGGTAGAATTTTAGCTTATCCATCTGAATTTTATGAGATTGACTGTATTTCAGTTAAAAAGGCTCAAGCTTGTGGATGTATACCTATAACAACTGATTTTGGAGCTTTTGCAGAAAGTAACAAATACGGAGTTAATGTAAAATCAAACAAAACAATCGACACTTGGTGTAAGAATTTTCAATTTCACTTTGGGATAGATGATGAGAAAGTTCAAGATGAATGGGTAGAAGCGGTCGTAAAAGAATTACAAAGCCCTATGAAAGACACTGAAGAAATGAAAGAATGGACTAAACAATTTTCATGGGATTTAATTGCTAATCGTTGGTCAAATGTATTCTAAAAGGTACTTAAACATTGCTCTATATTTAAGGTCTAAAGTTAGAAGAAAAACTTTTGATGCTCAGGTTGGAACGATGGCTTATGCCTTATGGTCTTTTTTGGAAGTTTTGTTTGATATAAGACATCAGGAAACTTTTTCCAATACTATTCTTCATAAGTATGCTCAGAAAGATATTGATTTATTAGCTGGTTTTATACCTAAACAAGATGAGAGATAGATTAAAAATAAGTTTTGTGTGGCAAGGATTTAATGGTCGTTATGGTCAATGGAAAGATGGTCTTTGGGGTGCAATGAAAGAGATTGAAAAGACTCACACCGTCTTTTATCAAGAACCAAACGAGGAAATAAAAGGCGATATAATACTCTATTGGGAAGCTCCTGTGACTGAGTGCGGTAAAGATAGAGAAAACTATTTAAAGATTAAAAATAATCCTAAGCCTAAAATACTTCTTTTTGCAGGAGGACAAATTAAAAAAGAATGGTGTGAAGGGTTTAATATGCTACTTGTTGAAAGTAAACTGAATGTAGATGAGTGTAATGCTTTAGGAATTCCAAACATGACAGCTTTTGGAGTGAACACAAACATTATGAAACCCGAGAAGCAACCTAAAGTATTTGATGCTGTTTTCCCTTCTACTTGTGCAGGCTGGAAACGACAAGGGCTATTTAGTAAATCACTAAACAATAGAGGTGTTATTTGTGGTAGGTATCAAGAAGGTGACCCAATTGGATTTATTCTTGCAAGAGAACAAGGAACTTTGGTATTACCTGAATTGTCACAAGAGGCGGTAGCTAGTTTGTACAGTGCTTCTCATTGTTGTGTGAATACTAGTGAATATTGGGGCGGTGGGCAAAGAACTACTTTGGAAGCGATGGCATGTGGTATTCCTGTTGTAGTTATGAGTGATAGTCCTAAGAACATTGAATATGTAAATGAAAGTGGTGCAGGAATTGTTTGTGAGCCTGATGAACACTCTATAAGAAAAGCGGTTGAGGAAGTAAAATTATGGACAGATGAAGAAAAACGGCGTGGAGTTGCTTATGTACAAAGTAAATGGACACATGTCCATTATGCTAATAATATATTAGAAGCTATTAATAAAATTATAAAATAATATGGAAAAATTTGATTTTGGAAATTCGGTAGATGAGCTTGCTTGTGATAAAGGTGAAGGAGAAGTCCTTTACGCTCTCGTAAGAGCAATTAAACCTGAAGTATGCCTAGAAATAGGGACACATAAAGGCTTTTCTACTAGGTATATTATAGAAGCTTTAAAGGACAATGCTAAAGGACATTTATGGACAACAGACCCTTTTGAGTATGGAGCAAAAGACTTAGTAAGATTTGAAGACAGAGAATATGTAGACTTTTTGTCCTTTAGAGGCGATGCTGTGAAATTAGACAACAAGATTGATTTTGCTTATGTAGATGGTCTGCATCATATTGACGATGTTGTTCCTGAAATTGAAAATCTTTTACCACAATTAAATGAAAATGCAGTTGTTGTATTCCACGATGCTCAAAATGAACCAAGTAACATTAAAGAAGGTGTAAATGGGGCAATTAAGAAATTAGGTTTAAATACTGTATGGATTCCATCTAAATATTGTTTACAAATTTATCAACATAATCAGTTTTTAGGAACTGAAAAGAAGACTAAAACTAAAGCAAAGAAATGCGATTAATTTTATGTGCTGGTGATAGAAGAATAGATGGATTCAAACATCACGATATTCGTCCTCTTAATGGACTAGATTATGTTTGTGATTTATTCGACATAGTTAAACATGTACAGAAAGAGTCTTGTGAAGAGATACAATTTACACATTGTTTAGAACATTTCCCAACAGCGGAGACACAAAAAGTTTTAGAGTTGTTGATGGGACTGTTAAAGAATGGAGGAAAGCTTTATATTGAAGTTCCTAATTTCCTTTGGCACGCTAAGCTTGCCTTGAATGAAGATAGAGAAAGAGATGCTATCTATTATTGTTTTGGTGGTCAATTAGATGAGTGGGATTTTCATAAAACAGGTTTCACCCCAACAATCTTACAAGAAGAATTAGAGTTTGCAGGATTTAAAGATATTAGAATTGAAAACTCTTCTTCGTTAAGTGCTTGGTGTAACAAATGAGAACAGGAATAACATTCGGAGCGTTTGATTTAACACACACAGGGCATCTTTTGTTATTTAAAGAAGCGAAAGAAAATTGTGACTACTTAATTGTTGGTTTACATATTAATCCTAAAGACGAAAGACCAAAAAAACATAAACCAATAGAGACCGTGTTTGAAAGATGGGTGAGATTGGATAGTTGTAAGTATGTAGATAAGATAATTCCCTATAATTCTGAAGAAGAACTTTTAAATATCCTACATCATTTCAATCCTGATATTAGATTTATAGGGGAAGAGTATTTTGATGCTGATTTTACAGGCAGAAATGTAGTCCCAGTTTATTTTTGTAGTAGAAGACACAATTATTCATCTACTAATTTAAGAAAAAGATTAAATGAAATCAAAAGTTAGTGTAATAAGTCCCTCGATTAGACCAAAAGGGCTTGAAATAACTAGACAGAGCCTATTAAAGCAGACTTTTACTGATTTTGAGTGGATTACGGATATTAACTGGACAGGCAAACATGACTTAAATAAGGCTTTAAATCGTTGTATTAAGCGTTCTTCAGGTGAATTGATAGTTATATTACAAGATTACATTAAAATACAGCCAAACGCCTTACAGGGGCTGTGGGACGCTTATACAGCAAGTCCTGATACTTTGTTTACTTGCCCTGTTGGTAAGGTAAATAATGAAACATACATGGGGAAACCTAAGTGGGATTGGCGTAACTCTCCTCAAGCTCAAATGGATTGGAGGATGTGGGAAATTGATTTCGGTGCTTGCCCTAGAGATGTTTTGTTTAAGCTCGGGGGGTTCGATGAAGAAATAGATGGTTTTTGGAGTTGCGATAACTTAAATGTTGGATGTCGGGCTGACTTAGCAGGGTATAAATTTGCAAGATTAATTAATATAAAAGGTATAGCTTTTGACCATGATGCTTTTATGGAACACCCTTTTAGAAAAGATTACAAACCTATTTTTAATAACATGAGAATGGATGAATTCAGGCAAGGGCTTAAGATTGATTTTCTTAACTCTTAAAATTAACAAATATATAATAAAAATAAGGCGGTTTTCAAACCTTACCTCTCATTAGCGAAGCACTAATAGAGAGGTTTTTTAAAAACTAAAAATACTCATGGCAACACTCGCAGATATACAAAACAAAATTTACGACTTAACTGGTACAGACTCTGTTAGTTATCCGAATGCCAAAATGTTGATTGATATTAATTTATGGAATCAGAAAATAGGAGGAATGATTCTCGATTCTCAAGATGAGTCTGATTTTGATGACCCTAATCATGGAGATTATCCTGTTTTAACAGTTCCTTTGACTACTAATAGGGATTATTCGATTGCTGTTGCTGAAAAGATGTTAAAAATAAAAGATTTAACTGTCTTTTATGATGGAGTTAATGGTTACAGAGCTACTCCAATTGATAGTTCAGAATTATCTGTAGGTGTAGCCCCTTCTTCTGCAACAGTTCAAAACAACAACATTGATGCTAATTTTTCAAGAACAAGTCCTGAATATGATATGAAATACGGGGCTATCTGGCTTTACCCAAGGGCTACCAGCACAGATGTCTCAAACAGCGGTTATATGATTGTAGAATGGTTTAGACAAATTAAAGAATTTACATCCTCAGATTTAACAACAGGCACTGCGGTTGCTGGATTTGATGATACTTTTCACATGATGTTGGCTTATGGTCCTGCTTGGGAATATTGTCTAGCTAAACAGCTTCCTCAATTAAAAGGAGTTGCTGAAATGCTTGCTGATTATGAGGTAAGGTTAAATAGACAGTATGGTGCAAAGCAATTAGATAGAAAATATAAAATAGGAACTGATTATCAAAGCTATAAATAATCATGTCTACTTTTACTAATCAATCAAAAACAAGTGTCCTAGGCAATGTTGAAGGACTTTATGATAGTTATTCTGAGAGTAATGCTGATGTGTTTTTAACAATTCCTACAAGTGGAACTGTAACTCAAATAGGGCAATCATTTATTGGAAATGGAGGTCTTTTAACAAAAGCTAAATTCTACTTAAAGAAATCTGGTGCAACAACTGGGAACATTACCGCTTACTTATATGCACATTCGGGAACTTATGGCACATCTAGTGTAGCTACAGGTTCAGCTCTTGCTACATCTACTACTGTGGATTCTTCTACATTAACTTCTACAGCAACTTTATATACTTTTACATTTGATGGTACTTACACTTTAGTAGATGGTACTAATTATGTTATCGCTATCGAATATACTGGTGGAGATTATTTTGCTGGGAGATTTATATCTGTTGGTTCTGACCAGACTTCATCTACTCATGCAGGTAACTCCACTAGTTATAATGGTTCTTGGACTGCTTTAGCTAGCACAGATTTGGCTTTTTATATTTATACAATAGGAGGAGTTCCTTTGGAATTTACTAATCAAAGTAAAAATTCAGCTAGTGCTACTAATCAATCAAAAAATTCAGCAAGTTATACAAATGAATCAATTTCACTCAGTGGTACGGTTACTGCAAGTGCTGGGCAAGGAATGGGACTACTTTTAGCTTGGACTTATAGTGGTGGAGAAGTTTTAAGTGGGGGTTCTTCATATCCTGTTTTTACTAATCAAAGTAGGTCTTCTTCTACTTTTACTAATCAATCAAAAAACTAATATGGCAGACACAAGCGTTGCAATAACAGCTGGGACAGGAACAGCAATAGATACAAGAACCGAAGGAACTAATGGTAATCATAGACAAGTTGTCGTCTTGGGTGACCCTGCTACAAATGCAGGAGTAGCTCCTGTAGATGCTACAGCGGGATTAAAGGTAGATTTAGGGGCTGATAATGATGTAACAATTACTTCAGGAACTATTACCACGGTAACAGCGGTTACAGCTATTACAAATGCTTTACCAGCAGGTACGAACGCAATTGGTAAATTATCTGCAAACTCAGGGGTGGATATAGGAGATGTTGATGTTACTTCTCTTACAGGAGGGACTATTGCTCATGATAGTGCTGATTCAGGTAATCCTATTAAAATCGGAGCTAAAGCTTCGGCTACTCTCTCAGATGATACTATGGTTGCTAATGCAGACCGAACAGATGCAACAAGTGACTTAGATGGTTGTTTACTAATCCGCTCACAATTCCCTTTAGGAGATTTGATTTCAGAAGCAGTTTCAAACACAGATGGGTCTTCAACTGCTTTTACTAACTTTGGAGCAACTGCTTCCACAAGAAGTTATATAACAGCAATTCATGCCTTTAGAACAGATGCAGGAACTACGCCAATTTATGTAGATTTTAGAGACGGTACGGCAGGTTCTGTTCTTTATAGAATGGTTTTACCACCAAACGGAGGGGCAATATTACCAGCGGGGGCAACCCCATATTTCAGAACTACAGCAAACACCGCCTTGGCTTTTGATGTTTCTTCTGCAACCACTACGGTATATATTTCATTATCAGGATTTAAATCTAAAGTTTAATGGCAGTCTTAAAAGATAATTCAGGAAATACTGCTGGGGCTTCAAAATTCGGAGGGGCTTCAGGAGTTCGTCGTTATACTGCTTCAAAGTTTGTTCCTGATGCAGATTGGACTGTCGAAAGTGTTGATATACGGATAAATGAAGATACAGGTTCTCCGCACTCAACTCAAGATGTAATAGTAAAAATTTTAGGAAACATAGTTACTTTACCTGATGATTCTACAGTTTTGGGGACAGTTACAAAAACAGGGGCTTCAATTGGAGCGATTGGGTCTTTATTTACAGACTACAACCTAACCTTATCGGCTTCTCTAACAAGTGGAGTAACTTATTGGCTTGCATTAGAAATTAGTACAACAGGAGATGATGCCAATTACTGGTCTTCAAGAGGAATCACGACCGCTTCGCTTGGCAATGGAGCAAAATTTGATGAAGATGATAGTGGAATTTGGGTTGTAAATACTGATGATTTGTTTTACAAGATAAATGGTACGGCTAGCAGTAGTGGGATTAGCTCAAATAATTTAACACTCCTAGGAGTTTCTTAATATGAACGAACAAGAAAAACGACAATTAAACGAACTTCTTGAGTGGAAGAGACAAAAAGAAAGACAACAGATTTCTTTTCCTTTAGATATTGAAAGTCAAAAAATCTTAAGCAAGTATTTTCTTCCTATAAAGGGATATGGTTATTTATTAAATGCAACAGCTTCTAATGATTACGTTGTCGGTTTAGCTGAAACTGAGATTAATAATGCTAGTGTCCCTTTGACATTTGATATTTATCTTAAAAAACATTATGTAGATACGGCGACTGATACTATTTATTCTGATAAACACGGTTTCGTAAATGACCAACAGGTGTATTTCTTAGCAAAAGGTTCACTTCCTTATGATTCTACTCAAGCTGTTTCAGTTGCTGGAGGTTTAGACACAGTAGTCCCTTTGTATGTAATTAGTAGCACAACAAATTCTTTCAAGGTTTCAACAACTATAGGAGGTTCAGCTGTAGATATTACTAGCACTGGTGTCGGTGACCAGTATGTAAGTGGTTTCCAATAAAATGATAAAAATTCCAAACGAAACAAAACAATTTAAACAAACAAATGTCTCAGATAGACTAGGTAATATTTGGTCTTCGATGAATCTAGATTTAACTGAAAATATTGGAACTGTAAGAGTCTCTGGTAGAGGAATGATTGTAGATAGTAATGCTGACTTGGCGAACCTTGAGACTCCTGTATCTTTTGCTTTTTATGATAATGGTTCTGCAGAAAGAATTTGGTGTATTGCTGGGGCTAGAATGTTTTATAACTCAGGAGACCCAGATGATTCTTTTACACAAGATGCTACTGCTAGTACACCAACAACTTTGACTGATGAATGTGATATGGAAGTCTTTAACAACGCTTTGTATGTTGTAGGTGATGGGAATCTCTATAAATACACAGGCTCTTGGTCAACTCCTGCAACTTCTCCAAATGGAGGTAATGCTAGTTGTTGTGTTTATGCTGGAAGATTCTATTTTTCACAATCTTCATCTCAGGTTGCTTCTTTTTCATCAGCAGATGATACAACGATTGCTGAACCGTCAGGAACAACAAATACAACTTTATATACTTTAAACCTTGCTAACTTTGGGGCTGGTAGTAGTAGTGCAAACACAATCACTTCTATAAAGTCTTCTTCAAATAGAATTTGGATTGCTACAATAGACGCTACTTCACAAGCAAAAAACGGAGGGAGATATGGAAAAATATTTGAATGGGATGGTGTTTCAACGCAAGCAAACGCTGTTTATCATTTGGCTTCTGCTGGAGCGATGGCTTTGATAATAAAAGATGATGTTCCTTATGCCGTTGATGCTATCGGAAGATTATTAAAATATGATGGGCAAGATTTTGTTGAGGTTGCTAGGCTTCCTATTGGAAATACACGCTATTTGAGAAATCCTATGGGGGGAACAACAACCCAAAGATTTATTCATCCACGAGGAATGGCTGTACGAAATGGGAAAATATTAATGTTTATAAATAATCAATTTGAAGATTCGACTAATTCTATTAAAGAAAATTTGCCATCTGGCGTTTGGGAATATGATGAAAACATCGGTCTTTATCATAAATATTCTTTGTCTCTTTGGGATGAAACTGTTAGTTCAACTAGAACAGATTTTTCTCAGAATAGGATAGTAGAAGCTGGTGCTTTGTTTTATTACAGGACAATGGATGACACAGCATCAACTGATGGAGATTTGCTTATTGGAGCTTCTTATTTTACTAGTGCTACTGGGGAAGCTTACGGAATTTTCTGTAACAACTCACTTAGAGAAAATGTGTCTAAGATGGGTTACCTAGTTACTACAAAAATTGAAGCTGAATATATTACTGATTTGTGGCAAAGAACTTATTTAAAATACAAAAAACTTTTAGATTCTAGCGATAAGATTGTTATTAAATACAGGACTTCAGAAGTACAACCAATTGAAGGCACGATAACTTGGACTTCTACAACTACGTTTACAAGCACTTTAGATTTAAGCACTATTGCAGTTGGAGATGAATTTGAAGGCACAGCTGGTACTGGAAGTGGGCAAATTGAACACATAACAGCTATTTCAGAAAGTGCAGGTACATATACAGTAACTCTTGAAAATGCAGTGACTGGAGCAACAGGAACAGCTAAAGGAAGATTCCAGAAATGGATTAAACTTGGTACTATTCAAGACCAAACTACTCAATATAAAGCATTTAACTTTCCATTAAATGCTAATTCAACATGGATACAGCTTAAAGTTGTAATGTATTTTACTGGCAATGATGAATTAGAAGAAATTAGTTTATTGAAAGAACCTTACTTAAAATCTTAACTCTTATTTTTAACAAACATATAATAAAGCCATGTCATTACTAACACCAGCACAAGAAGCAAACGCAAGAAGTGTACTTTCAAATGTACGAAGTGGGATAGATGCTATAAAAGCAAGTAACCCAATGCTTTCTTCTCAGCCAAATGTTTCTACAAATCCAAGTTTAAATAACACGGGTGTTACACCTACTGCTAGTACAAACGTGCAAAGCAATGCACCTGATTTTACAATGCCAAAAAGAGATGTAGTACCTTCTTCCTCTTTAATAGGAGGTCTTTCACTGAGTGAAATTTTAGATACTAGAAAACAACTACAAAGACAAGTATTAGAGGCTAACAAGCCTACTCAAAATGAGTTAGACTTAACTGACCAATTGAATGCGACTAAAAAACTCTCAAGAGATGCACAAGTAGAATACCGAAGACAAGAAGAAAGATTACTTGGACAAGGTGGAGCAACAAGAGAACAAACAACTCCTTTCATCTCAGAAACAGCTAAATCATACCAAAGGTCTCTAGCAGATGTGGGAACATCACAATCAGGACTTGCTGATTTACTTGAAGCTGAAATAAATAAACGAAAATCTAATGTTGATTATGCTACTGGTCTATTAAATGCAGATAAAGATAACATCTCTATGTTACAAGATTTACAGAAATCAACACGACCAGATGTATTAAATACTCAAGTAAATGACCTAACAGGAGATGTTACTGCTTTCATACAAGACCCAACAACTGGAACTATAACTTCACAGAATATTGGAAACGTAGGGGCTAAAAAGCAATATGTACAATCTGGTACTTATCAAGATTCAGCAGGAAATCAAGTATTTTGGGGTATGAATCCTAGTGGTCAAATTGAAACTAAAATGCTCGGTGGTGGAGGAAGTGGCGGTAATGGATTATCTGGTGGTTATACATCGAAACAAATTACTGCTATTAGTAAAATAAACCAAGACGTTTCAAAGAACGCTACATACGCAAAGACTTCATCCATGAGAAATTATGGAGATAATGTATTAGCTTCTCTATCACTAGGAAATGGTATCGCTGATATTTCAGCTATTAACCAATTCCAAAAAGTAATTGATGAAGGGGCTGTGACTAGAGACCAAGATGTTAAATTGATTTCATCTGCTCAATCTTTAGCAAACTCACTTAAAACTAAAATTAAAAAACTTGAAGCTGGAGACCAATTATCACCAGACCAAAGAACTCAAATGAGAAGTCTTGTAGAGAACTTATACGATGCTCAAGTCAAAGCTTTGCTAAAAGACCCTTATATTAGTGCAAAGAATAAAGAAGCTGATTTGAATGGAATAGACCCAGTAGATACTATTTTAGGGGAACTTTCAGCTTTTCAGACTACTCAACAGCCACAGCAAAATCTTGAAGGGCAAACGAAAGAATGGCAAGGCAAGACTTACAAGGTAGTCAATGGAGTATGGACACCACAAGAGTCAGTAACTACACCATCTCCAAAATCTCCAATGAATACTGGTGGATTTAACAGTATCGGTATTAATTTAGGTTCACTTTTAAAATAAATGGAAACTTATAAAGTAGGACAAGCACCATGGGAGACACAGGATGTACCATCTGGTAGTTTTCCTGTAGGGCAAGCTCCGTGGGAATTACCAGAAAAGAAACCAAGTTTTCTTAAGAGTATGTATAAGGCAATAGCTGAGCCTGTTGCTAATATTGTTGCTCGACCTGTCCAGCTTGCACAAACTTTAGTAGGAGCAAAACCTATTGAAGGGACTTACGCAGGACTTGATATAAATAATCCTCAAAATGTACGAGATGTTATAAAAGATGTAGGAAGAGGAGCTGAGACTGTAGCACTAGGAATTGGTGGTGCTGGAACAGTAGGTGCTGTAAAAACAGGTCTTAAAGGTCTCATTGCTCAAGGAGCTAAGCAAGAAGCTAAGGTAGGATTACAATCAGGTCTTTTGTCTGGTTTTGGTATTGGTCTTGAACAAGCTTCAGAACAACCACCAGAAGAAGCTTTTAATACTGTTTTTGGTAGCACAGCTCTAGGAGGTGTTTTAGGTACTGTGGGAGGGGCTGTGTTAGGTTCTGCTACACCACTTGTGGCAAGAGGAGTCTCAGGAGTTAGAAAATTTGCAAATGTTGGAGAACTTCAAACAAAACTTTCTGAGGGGTATCAAAAGATATTAAACCCGACTGCTAAGCAATTAAAAGCAGATAAAAGATTTGGTAATGATTCTTTCCAATTTCTAGCAAAAGAAGTTCCTGATTTACCTTTAGAAGTTAGAGACGGAAGAATTTATGCTGATGATGCTATTGAAATGGCAAAACAAAAATATACTGCGGAAGCTACTGCGTATAAACCTATAATAAGAAATAGTGGAAAGTATATTGATATTGATGAAGTAATAACAAAAGCTAAAAAACAAGCTAAACAAGAATTTGATGGTAGTGATTTGACTCGTGCCGAACAGCAAATAGAAGATGAGGTAAATTCATTTTTAAGAAATACCCCTCAAGATGTAAATGTTACAGCTAATGGTAAGAGATTTGTTGCTTTAGATAGGGCTGATGACATTAAATCTTATTCTTGGGCAAGAGGTAGAGGATGGGGAACTCCTGAAGCCGAAGTGTGGAATGACACAAATAACCTAATAGGTCATGCTTTTAAAGATGCAATTGAAAAAGAGCTACCAAATGCTCCTATTAAAGCTATGAATAAAAGATTAGGACAATGGAAAAATGCTATTGATATGCTTGAAAGAAGAAACGCACAAGTATCAGGCTCAGGAGGAAAACTTACTAAAATGGTTATTAAAAGTGTCGGTACTTCAGTTGGTGCTGGACTAGGAGGTCAAGAAGGTATAGGCAGTGGAGTAACTGGTGCTGGTACTGGTTTTCTTACAGCAACAATCTTAGCTAATTTGATTGCTAATCCTAATGTAAGACTTGCTGTAGTGAGACAATTACTTAAACGATTGGATAAAGCAGGAAGAAGAGACATGATACAAGAAGCTCAGGATATTCTCCAAATGGAAGCAGAAAAATACCTATTACCTAGTGCAGGGCAAAGTTCTTTTAGAGAAGCTACGCAGGAAGCTATTAAATTACCTCAGAGTGCTAGAGAAACAAATTTAGGTCTTGATGAAGTAAGAGGTGTTCAATCTAATCCTATCCAACGAGCAATGACAGAGCCTATGCAAGCTCCCACCACACAAGAAACTATAAATTCAAACATACCAGAAACTATACCACCTCAATCTAATAACTCAATACCTAACAAACAAGGAGGGTTTAGTAAAATTGGATTACTTGCAAGTGCTACTGGAGCAACTGCACTTGGAGCTACACAGATTGATGGTAAAGAAAAAGAAACACCAACAAAACAACCAATAGTACAAGCAGAAACTCCAAAGACACCAGAAGATAAAGCTACAGCTAACGCAGAAAAGAAGTATGGTATTAAATTTCCTAAAGGTTTTCTAAAAGCTGTAAGAGAACAAGAATCAAGTAATAAAGATAATCCTAAAAATCTAAGACTATCTATGGGGCTAACTGATTCTGCTATGAAAGAGCTTGGCAAAGATGCTCTTCCTAATACTTCAATAGAAAATGTAATGCAAAATTCAGCTAATTATCTTGCTTTAAAATCTAAACTTAAAAAAGCAGATGGAAGGGTAATTGACCTTACTACACCTGAAAATCAAATAAAATGGTATGTACAAAGGTATGTTGGTCTACTACCAAATGAATCAAGAATGATAAACGGAGAAAAAGTTTCCTACGACAAAATATACAAATCATTTGAAAAGCTACTAGCTAAATATCAATAAAATGGATAGAGAAGCGATATTTCAAGACTTAAATATAGATGTAATAACAGGAGTACAAGTTCTTGATATGTTAGATGTAACTACAGATGAATTGGTAATACCTCAAAGGTTTAGCAGACTAAAGAGTGTTATTAATTTTCTTAAACAATTTCCTGAAGATACACAAAGATTGCTTATAAATAAATCAGTAAGGAGTAAAGCTGTAGATAAACTTAACCACTTCTTTGAGTATACTGTTTTGCTAAAACAGAAAGGAGAATATGAAGAAATGCTCAAAAACATTGAAAATGAGAAATCAGTAATACTAGAAACAGATGAGAAGTTTAAAGAAGTTGAAGATAGATTTAATGATGTCTCAGGA